AAACGCATCGAGACGGTGTGGAGGAACCCGGCCACCCCGACGCTCGCAGCGCAGACCGACGCGGCGGTGAAGTTGGTGCAGACGGGAATCCTGCCCGCGGACTCCGATGTGGCGTTGGAGATGGTCGGGCTCACTGAGTCGCAGCGGCAGCGCGTGCAGATCGACCGGGCGCGGTCCCAGGCACGGCAGGATCTCGCGCGGCTCGGGGAGCAGTTGACCGCGCAGCCGACGACTCAGCCGCCGGGTGTGCCGGCGGCTATGTCTTCGAGAGACCCGAATGGCGACGCAGCAGTCACGGGCTGAGGAGTTCCAGGCGTCGCTGCGCGGCCTGATCGTGGTGATGCTGCGTGACCTGGCGAAGTTGTGGCCTCGGCTGAACCCGCACCAGCTGGACCGGACGATCCCGCGATGGGTGAACGCCAACCACGCTGTCGTCACCCGGTACGCGACCATGTCGTCGGGGATGGCCGGCGACTTCTACGACGCGGAACGGATCTTCGCGAAGGCGACCGGCCGGTTCACGGTGCCGCTCGCCGACGCACCGCCGCTGGAACAGGTCGACACGTCGCTGCGGTGGGCGACGAAGAACCTGTGGGACCCGCCCGCGGGATCCGACCGGCGTGTCGAGCCGTTGCAGGCGCGGATCGTCGCCGCGAAACAGAAGTCAGAGGCTGTCGCGGCGAAGCTGGTGACGGACACGGCACGCACCACGATCGTCGACGCCGTGAAGCAGGACCGGGTCGCTACCGCCTGGGCTCGGCAGGCCCGCGCGGACGCCTGCTACTTCTGCCGGATGCTCGCCACCCGCGGGGCTGTGTTCAGTGAGCACACCGTCGGGTTCCAAGCCCACGACGGTTGCTCCTGCGTCGCGGTGCCGCTGTTCAAGGGCCAGAAATGGCAGCCCGACGCGCACGTCCGCGAGTGGCAGGCCCTGTATGAGAAGGCGGCCCGGTCGCGGGGCGACACCATCCACAACTTCCGGAAGCTGATCGAAGGCGGCGCCTGACGCCGCTGGGTTTCCGGTGATTCACCCCTGCCTGGTGCGGGGGCTTTTCCATGTCCAGACCCCTGGAGGGTTACCCCAACATGCCCGATGAGACCGCGGACACCGAACTGACGGCCGCGCAGGACGAGAGCACCGGCGAGGACAAGCCGGCTGAGGAGCGGGAGCCGGAGACCGACGAGGCCACCGGCGCCGACGACGACAACCCGGAGGACGACAAGCCCCAGGCGGGCGGCTCGTTCGACGAGAAGGCCGCCAAGGCTGAGATCCGCAAGAAGAACTCCGAGGCCGCGAACCTCCGCAAGCGTCTGCGGGCGCTCGAGGAGGAGAACCAGCGACTGACGCCGCTGGCGAAGCGCGCACAGGAAGCGGACGAGGCGAACAAGACCGAAGCCGAACGCCTCCAAGGCCAGCTCGCTGCCCGAGAGCAGGAGATCAACAAGATCCGGCAGCGGGCCGTGAAGTCCGAGGTCCGTGCGATGGCCGCGGACAGCTTCGCGGACAAGACCGACCCGGAGGCGCTTCTCGACCTCGACGCCTACATCGGCGACGACGGTGAGATCGACACCGACCGGATCAAGGCGGACCTCGAGGACCTCCTCGACCGGAAGCCGCACCTGGCGAAGTCGAAGCCGGACACCCAGCAGCGGCGGAAGCCGGCCCCGGACCGGACGCAGGCGTCGGGCGCCAACCAACCGAGAGCTAAGGACCCTGCGAGCGAGTTCGCCGGGTTCGTTCAGTCGCGCCTCCTGAAGGGGAAGCGCTGAGAAAGGGGTGACCGGTGGCCACCACCGACCCGATCCTCCTGTCGAACATCAACGACAATCTCCTCCCGCGTACCCTCGCGGGCCCGATCTTCGAGAAGTCGGTGGAGCAGAGCGCGATCATGTCGCTGGCTCAGCGTGCGCCGCTCTCGATCGACGCGAACACCTCCATCCCGATCCCGCTGGACGTCCCGACCGCGGACTGGGTCGGGTCGGGTGCCCGCAAGCCCCTGTCTTCCGGCGGCATCGACGTCAAGCAGATGTCGCCGAAGAAGATCGCGGTCCTGATCCCCGTGTCGGAAGAGGTCGTGCGGACCAACGCCGCGGGGCTGTGGACGCAGCTGCAGCGGGACCTGCCGACGGCGTTCGCGCGGGCGTTCGACCATGCCGCGATCCACGGCAAGTCCATGAAGGGCGCTACTGGCCCGTTCGCCGACTACCTGGCCGCGACGACCAACGCCGTGGAGCTCGGCACCGCGTCGCAGGGGCAGGGCGGGCTGTGGGCCGACATCGTCACCGGCATGGCCGACGTCGTCGACGACGACTGGGACTACACCGGCACGGTCGCGGACCCGCGGCTGAAGCCGCAGCTGCTGCTCGCGACCGACACCACGGGCCGGCCGATCCTGGTGGACACCACTACGCCCGGCACGAACATGGCCGCCGCCGGCACGCTGGTCGGTGAGCCGCTGGCGTACTCCCGCGGTGTGTCCGGCAAGCAGCGCCGGCAGTCCACCTCGACGGACTCGGGTCTGCGGGCGCTGGGCGGCGACTGGTCGCAGGCCGCGTACGGCGTCGGCATGGACATCACCATCCGCATCAGCAGCGAGGCCACGTACGTCGACGAGGAGGGCGGCGTCCACTCGGCGTTCCAGGAGAACCTGGTGCTGCTGCTCGCGGAGGCGTTCTACGGCTTCGTGATGGGCGACGCGCAGGCGTTCGTGAAGTACACCGCCTCCGGTGTGACCTCGTGACCGAGGCGCCCCGCCGCGCCACCCGACCCCGCAAGCCCCGAGCCAAGACGACCGGGAAGCCCCCGGAGAAGCCCACCGCCGGCCAGGACAAGATCCCGGACCCGGCGGTTTCGCATTTCCGGGGGCTCGGCACCGCAGCGAAGCCGCTGCGGATCGTCGCCCGAGTACACGCCTATCCGCCGCGGCACAACGCCGGGTCGGAGTGGATGCTGCACTCGATGCTGCGGGCCCTGGTGGCGCGCGGCCACGAGGTGACGGTGTGGCTGTCCCGGTACTCCCCGGACCACGACGCCTACGACGTCGACGGCGTCAAGGTGGTGCCGTTCGCGGCGAGCCTGGACTTCGCCGCCGCAGCCAAGGCCGCTGACGTGATCGTGTCGCATCACGAGAACGTCCCGGCCGCTGGTGCACTCGCCCGGGGGCTCGGCAGGCCGTTCGTCGCGGTGTGCCACAACACCCACCCGACGATCTTCCGGAACGTCGGCAGGGGCAGCACGGCGCTGGCGGTGTACAACAGCCTGCACATGCAGGCGGAGGCCGAAGGCTACTTCTGCGAGTACTCCGACAGCCTCCGCCCATCTGCGTCGATCGTGGTGCGCCCGCCGGTGTTCTCCGACGACTACGCCACCACACCCGGCGACCGGATCACCCTGGTCAACCTGAACGCCGACAAGGGCGGGGAGCTGTTCTGGCAGCTCGCCGAGAAACTCCCGCACCTGAAGTTCCTCGGCGTGAAGGGCGCCTACGGCGTCCAGGTGGAGCGGCGCGGTGGCCTCCCGAACGTGGAGGTCGTCGAGCACCTGCCCGGCGACCAGATGCGGGAGAAGGTGTACGCCCGCACCCGGATCCTGCTGATGCCGTCGGCGAGTGAGTCGTGGGGCCGCGCGGCCGTCGAGGCGATGGCGTCGGGCATCCCCGTGGTGGCGGCGCCGACGCCGGGACTGTCGGAGGCTCTCGCGGAGGCGGGGATCTTCGCTGAGCGCAGAGACCCGGACGCGTGGGTGTCGGCGGTCACGGCGCTGCAGGACCCGGTGCAGTGGGCGGAAGCGTCGGACCGGTGCCTCGCCCGGTCGAAGGCCCTGGACCCGGCCGCGGACCTCGCCGCGTGGTGCGAGGCGGTCGAAGCCCTCTGACCTGAGCGAGGTGCATCGCCGTGACGCTCCCCGTGGACGCGGACGAACTCCGCGTCTACCTCAACGCGAACGAGATCGACCAGACCCGCGCCAACCTGATGATCAAGCAGGCGGTGCTGCTGGCCGAGTCGATCGTCAAACCGCTACCGGATGCGGCGTCAGCGGTGGTGCTGGCGGTCGCCGGCCGCGCCTACGCGAACCCGCAGGGCGTCGCCTACGAGACCGTCGGCCCGATCAGTGTGCAGAGGCCCCAGGCGGGCCTGTACATGACCCGCGACGAACGCCGCACCCTCCAACGCCTCGCCGGCCGCGGTGGGGCCTTCACCATCGACCCGACGCCAGCGGACGCGGACCCGACAGTGACGTGGCCGATCACGGGCGGCGAGGACCCCGACCCGCACGGGGTGTGGGAAGACCTGAACCCCGGCGCGGGGTGGTACTGACATGCCGCCCCCGTACCCGCTGGGGAAGACGGTCACGATCCTGCGTCCCGGACCGCCGACCCGCGACGCGCACGGCAACAAGGTGCCCGGCCCCGACGTGCCCACCCCGGTGGAGGGCTGCGCGGTGTGGGCCCGCGGGTCGCAGGAGAACACCGACGCCCGCGACCAGGTGACGATCGGGCTGAGCGTGGTGATGCCGTACGGCACCGACGTCCGCGCCACCGACCGAATCAAGGTCGCTGACGTGATCTACGAGATCGACGGTGAACCCGGCGTCCACGAGTCCCCACTGACCGGCGCGCGGATGGGTGTGCAGGTCGCCCTGAACCGCGTCACCGGCTGACCCGGAAAGGGGGGCGGCTGGTGGAGCGTCCGAAGTTCCGCTCCAACTACAGCGGCATCGGGAAGATGCTGCGGTCGAAGGAGATGAAGGCGGCGATGCTGGCCCGCGCGGAGCGGATCAAAGCAGACGCGCAGTCGTTCGCTCCACGCCGCACCGGCGACTACGCCCGCTCCTTCCAGGTGAAGGCGGGGCAGTCCCGCGGGCCCGGCGACGGCCGCCGCGCCTGGGCGAAGGTCATCAACACCTCCGACCACGCGACCGCTGTGGAGTGGGGTGCGAGCCGCACCCCCAGGTACCGGCCGCTGGGCCGCGCTTCCGGCGCTGAACGGGGCCGCTGATGGTCGACGCCGAAACCCTGCTGGTCGGGTGGCTGACGACCTGGCTGGCGACTGCGGACGCACCCGGGACGGTGTCCACGGAGACACCCGCCGGGTTCGAGACGCAACTGCCGTGGGTGCAGGTGGTCCGTATCGGCGGCGGCTACGACGGGTTCCGCCTCGACCGCCCCGAACTCGATGTGGACGCGTACGCCGCGGACGGTGTCGCCGCTGCGGACCTGGCGCTGCGGATCCAGCGGGCCCTGCACGAGGACCTCGCCCGCACCGCAACGGGCGGCGCCGTCGTCACCGCGGTCGACACCATCACCGGCCCGCATCAGGTCCCACACGACAACCCGGCGCTGCGCCGGTACGTCGCGACCTACCAGCTCACTGTCCACCCCCAATAGCCCGCTGAGGCCCACGGGCCCGCAACGACAAGCACCGATCCCGACCCCGTCCACCTGGGCGGGGTTTTCGCATGTGAAGGGGAGCCTTTCATGGCCACCATTGAGCGCAGCGCTGACCTTGTCGCGGTCGGCGCGAACGGCGGCGGCTGGGTCGCCCCGGCCGGCTCGGCGCAGCCCACGGACCTGATGACGGCGCCCGCGTCCCCGTGGGACCCGATGGGTGCCATCTCCGACGACGGTCTGAAGCTCGGGTTCGACGAGGACTCGCAGGAGTTCACGCCGTGGGGTCTGACGACCCCGTTCCGCACCGTCATCACCAAGTCCGTGCGGACGTTCCAGCTGACGCTGTGGGAGACCCTCCGCCCCGCGGTCGTGTCGATCATGTACCGGGTGCCGGTCGCGGACCTGGTCCCCGACGGCGACGGCGTCTACTCCTTCTCCGAGTCGTCGTCCCCGGCCCCGGACCGCCGCGCGTACCTGTTCGACGTGTACGACGGCAGCACCCTGCAGCGGTTCTACATCCCGCAGGGCGAGGTCACCGACCGCGACGACGTCACGTTCAAGCAGGACGAGATGAGCGGCTACGGGATCACGATCTCCACCTACCCCGACGACGCCGGCATCACGATGTACCGGCTGTTCAAGCCCGCGGTCGCGATCGGCGGTGGTGGTTCCTGATGACGGTCACCCACGACCAGATCCCCGGCGCCCCGTCCCCGTCCGGGGACGGGCAGGTGCCGCATCAGGCGGCGATCAGCGCCGGCCACGGGTCCCCGGCGGCCGGCTTCCCGCAGAAGGGGCTGACGCCCGCGGAGGCGCAGGAAGCCGAAGCGCTCGGCGACTACGTCACCGTCCCCGTCGGGGACACGGGCGTCGCCGTGCGGATCCTTCCGCAGGGCCAGTGGCGGATGTCGCACATGCGGCTCCTCAACACCGGTGACCTCGAGGGCTGGGCGGAGTGCGTCATCCACGAGGACGACATCGACCGGTTCCTGGAGATGGACCTCACGCTCGACGAGTTCCAGGAGTTCTCCCTCGACGCGGCGAAGGCGTCGGGTGATGACATGGGGAAATCTCGTGGACGCTCCAGGTCCTCGAGGAGTACGCGGAGGCGGTAGAGGGCGACTTCGCTCGCGAGTACCCGCGGGACGCCGACCAGATCGATGCCCTGTGGCG